GCAGAAATACAAGCAATGAATATGGCCGATGCGGCCAGTGCTATCTCGGCAATGTTAGCCCCCGAAAAGGGACAAGCAGAAGTTGACGAGACGCAGCCAGTCGAGGAGTCCGAAGAGGACACCGAGACAGCGGCTTCTGAGGAGGATGAGTCTGGTGTGGAAGACGCGCCAGATGAAGAGACCCCAGAGGAACAGTCCGAAGAAGAGGAAGAGACCGAAGAGGGCGAACAGCCACAGACTTTCACTGTCAAAGTTGACGGCAAGGAAGTTTCTGTCACGCTAGACGAACTCCAGAAGGGCTATTCCAGAACTCAGGACTACACTCGGAAAACGCAGCAGATTGCCGAAGTGCGAAAGCAGGCCGAGCAAGAAACGCAAGCAGTCCGAGCCGAGCGTGAGCAATACGCTCAATTGTTGGGAGCATTGCAAGCCCAACTTCAGTCTTCAGAGCCTCAAGTCGATTTGGAACGCCTCTACCATGAGGACCCTATTGAGTGGGTGAGGCAAAAGGAAGTCATGCGGGAGAGACAAGAGAAACTTGGTGCTATTCAGTCCGAGCAGCAACGACTTTCTCAAGTGTCCCAGTATGAACAGCAGCGCGCCATGGAAGCCCAACTTGCAAGCCAGCAAGAAGCTCTCTTGGCAGCTTTACCTGATTGGAAAGACCCCAAGAAGGCAAAAGCCGAAAAGGCGCTGGTGATTGAGTCTGCGAAGGCAGCAGGCTTTTCCGATGAAGACTTGAAGAGCGTTTACGACCACCGACTGGTTTTACTGCTGCGTAAAGCGGCACTGTTTGACCAGATGGTAAGTAAGCGCCAAGGCATTAAGCCTGTGGTGAACAATGGCCCACGAACAGCCAAGCCTGGTGCAGCTGGTCGGGTTTCGACAACAACTGAGAGTACGCGAGCAAAGCAGCGTCTTGCAAAAACTGGTCGCATCGATGATGCGGCTTCTGCAATTGAACATTTATTGAAATGAGAAAATTATGACTATCGTAAGTAACACGTTTCTTACCTACAGTGCCAAAGGCATTCGGGAAGATTTGAGCAATATTATTACAAATATAGCTCCAGAGGAAACTCCATACGCTTCAAACATTGGCCGTGAAAACGTGTCCAATGCTTTGTTTGAGTATCAGACTGATACGCTTGCCGCAGCTGCCGCAAATGCACAGCTTGAGGGTGACGATGTCGCATCGTATGACGCTGTGACTGCAACTGTGCGTATGCAAAACTATGCACAGATTTCACGCAAGACAATCATCTTGTCAGCTACTGAAGAAGTGGTAAACAAGGCAGGGCGTCGCAGTGAACTGGCCTACCAAATCGCGAAGCGTGGCGCGGAATTACGTCGCGACCAAGAATTCGTGATGTTGAATGGTGGTATTGCTGTCGCTGGTGATTCGACTACTGCCCGTGTGACTGCTTCTTTGGGTGCGTATATCAAGACGAACACAGACAAGCAGACCAATGGTACTGATCCATCTTATACAACGCTGCCAAACAGCGCCCGTACAGATGGCACAGTTCGCACATTCACTGAAACCATTTTGAAAAATGTGATTCAGAAAGTGTGGACACAAGGTGGTACACCTAAGATTTTGATGTGCGGTCCTGTTAACAAGCAGCGCGTGTCAGGTTTCTCTGGTATTGCCTCAAGCCGTTTCAACATTGATGGTGGTGCAAAGCCTGCCACATTGGTCGGGGCCGTTGACATTTATGTCAGCGATTTCGGAAACGTGCAAGTTATTGCGAACAGATTCCAACGTGAGCGTGATGCATGGGTGATCGATCCTGACTACGCCAAGATGGTTATGTTGCGCCCTTATCAGCAAGTTGAATTGGCCAAGACTGGCGATGCTGAAAAGCGTATGCTGATCGTGGAATGGGGTCACAAGGTGACTTCTGAGCTGGCCCATGGTTTGGCCGCTGACTTGATCACTTCTTAATCGAAGGTAAACGGAAAGGGCCAGGGAAACTTGGCCCTTTTTTTAACATGATTCACAAAAAACTATTTAGCGAAAACAAAGATCAAGGCATCAAACGAATCTGGCATGAAAACCCAGAGACTGGCGATGTAACGATTGAGACCCAACAAGATGTCACAGCGGTGATTGAGGCCAACAAGGCCATCTATAACGCTGTGGATGAGAAAGCCAACTGGACTGGTGAGTGGCACTTGGTGGCATCCATCCCCGAATCCCTTTTTTACAAGATGAAGGCCGAGGGCAAGATTGATGACCAGGAGTACATGAAACGCTGGCTCAACGACTCCGACAATAAATTTTTTAGAACTCGCCCTGGACAAGTATGAATTACATTGCAGTCTGCACACCGGCCCGTGATCAGGTCCACACAAATTACACATATTGCATGGTGAACATGGTGGCCTATCACACACTCAACACGACAGACGCTATCAGTCTGAAATTGATGCAAGGCACGATTATCCAAAACCAAAGGGCTGACCTTTGCTTGGATGCCATGGCTGAAGGCTGCACCCACATTCTTTTCATTGACTCGGACATGACGTTTCCACAGGACATGGTCCAGCGGCTCTTAAAGCACGACAAAGAGATTGTGGCTGCCAACTGTGCCAGGCGCAGAATGCCCACCGGCCCAACTGCCCAGAACTATGACGAGAATGGCAAGCGCCAAGCGGTCTACACCATGCCAGAATCGACTGGAATCGAAGAGGTGGGAAGCATTGGCACTGGCATAATGCTGATCAAGCGCGAGGTGTTTGAGGGCATGAGCGAGCCATGGTTTGATATGCCGTGGCAGACCACACGGGGCTACATGGGAGAAGATGTGTTCTTTTGTAAGAAAGCTCAAGAGCTGGGCTACAAGGTCTACATCGACCATGATGTCTCAAAGGAAATTGGCCACATTGGCACGTTTGAATTTCGCCATGAACACACTTGGATTGTGAAAGAGGAAATGGAAAAAGAGGCCCAATAATGGCACTGACAACCTATACAGAGCTGAAGACATCCATTGGTGACTGGCTTAATCGGTCGGACCTAACCACGGCCATTCCTGACTTTATCTCTCTAGCCGAGGCGCAAATTGAAAGAACGCTGCGCACCAGGCAGATGTTGATCAGGACAACTTTGACAGTGGACTCAGAGTTTGAGTCAACGCCTGCTGACTTTTTAGAGGTCAAAGCATTTAAATTAACCAGCACAAACCCAGACACGCCTTTGTCTTTTATGACAATGGATGCCTTGGATCAGGAATCAACAAAATTTACAGCCAGCGGCAAGCCAAAGTTTTTTGGTGTGGTCGGCACTGAGTTTCGTTTTGTGCCAACACCAGATTCATCTTACACGACAGAAATTGTGTACTTTGCAAATTTGAATAAGTTATCTGCAAGTGTTGCAACCAATTTTCTTTTGACATCAAGCCCTGATGTTTATCTTTATGGCAGCCTGCTTCAGTCTGCGCCATATTTGCAAGATGATGCGAGAATTCAAGTATGGGCGACTCTTTATGAGCGCGCATTAAATGACTTGCAAGTGGCCGATGACCGAGGCTCAACCTCTGGCGGTAATTTGTTGACCCGCGCAAAAACTTTTGGTTAAGGACTAAAAATGGCAGATACCACAACGACCAACCTATTGCTGACCAAGCCAGAAGTTGGAGCAAGCTCAAACACCTGGGGAACCAAGGTCAACACAGACCTCGATTTGGTCGATGCAATTTTTGCTGCGGCAGGCACTGGCACAAGTGTTGGCCTTAATGTTGGCTCTGGCAAGACCTTGGCGGTCGCGGGTACGCTGACGGCCACAGGCACAACAAACTTGACCTCGCCAGCTGTCACAACCGGCATCACGACACCATCAACAACATTTGCCCTGGTCAACACCACAGCGACCACTGTGAACTTGGCCGGTGCAGCGACTGCTGTGAACCTTGGTGCAGCCACAGGAACAGCCACAGTCAACAATACAACCCTAGCGGCTAAAGCAATTACTGCAAGCACGACATTGGCGGTGACTGGTACATCGACACTTACTGGTGCAGTAACAGCAACGGCAGGGGTGACAGGCCCAATCACATCAAGCAATGTGGCGATTACGGGCGGCTCAATCACTGGCATTACCGATTTGGCGGTGGCCGATGGTGGCACTGGTGCGTCTACAGCTGCTGGTGCTTTGAATAACTTGTTGCCATCACAAACCTCTGCTGCCAACAAGTATCTGCAAAGCGATGGCACTAATGCAGCATGGGATGCGATTACTGTTTCCACTTCCGATATCACAGGAACTTTGGCGGTAGCAAATGGCGGCACTAACCAAACAAGCTACACCGATGGCCAGCTGCTGATTGGTAACAGCACCGGCAACACTTTGACCAAGGCATCTTTGACTGCTGGGTCTGGTGTGACCATAACGCCAGGCGCTGGGTCTATTGAAATTGCATTCACAGGCCCAGGGGCTGGCTCAGTTACAAGCACAAGCGTTGTTTCTGCCAATGGTTTTGCAGGGACTGTAGCGACTGCGACTTCCACGCCAGCTATTACTTTATCAACATCAGTTACTGGTGTTCTTAAAGGAAATGGCACAGCCATTTCAGCTGCGACTGCGGGGACAGACTACTTAGCACCACCCTCTGGCACTGCAATTCTTAAAGCCAACTCTGGTGGCGCGTTAGCAAATGCCACTGCTGGTACTGACTATGTAGCCCCCGCTACAGCAACAACTTTTACAGCTACACAAACATTCTCAGGAACATCATCAGCAACTGCCATTGTCCTAAACGATGCAGCAGAGGTGGCTACAGTATCAGCAACTGCGGCTACTGGAACGATTGCTTACGACATTACAACTCAATCTATTCTGTACTACACAAGCAACGCATCAGCTAACTGGACAGTTAACTTCAGAGGCTCTAGCGGTACTTCACTAAATACTTTGATGAGTACAGGTCAATCAATGACTGTGGCTTTCTTGGTGACTCAAGGTTCTACTGCTTACTACAACTCTGCCGTTCAAGTTGATGGCACTACGTCAGGTGTCACGACAAGATGG